ACAGATACTCTGCAACCATCGTGTCCCACAACAACCCGTCATACTTAAAACCACACTCACGCAGCCACTGCAGATCAAACTTGAGGTTGTGACCCACAAGACAGGTTGTTTCATCCAGTTTGTTTTGTAATTTTTCCTTTGCTTTTGGTGTTGGCTCACACTGGTTATGGTAGAAGAACAGTCCTTGTGTTTCTATCACATGTGTAGAAAGTGTAAAACTCCTGTAGCCAACGAACACAATCTGCTGCCCGTGGTACGGAGATGATGTTGAACTTTCAAAGTCCATTGTAGTTTCTATGTCAAGTACAGTAATCACGAGAATATATCCCTATCGCCATCACGGCGTAGAACCAGTGACCCATGCCAACCATTGATCTTGTTCTTGGAAAACTTGATTGTTCTAAACTCCTCGTGTTCAGCTACACCAATACCTACAATGATATCAGCCTCACCAGCCTTACCCGTCTTACTACCATCAAGCATTGAATAGTCTATAGTCTCTCTTCCGTGGGCATCGTAGGACGCTTGGGATATAGCCCACACTGCTACATCGTGGCGCTTGGCTAACTCTCTGGACCTGCAGTACAACTCTTTTAGTCGCTCATCCCCGCGTGAGAACTCGCCGTCGATCCTTATCTTATCAAGCTGGTCGATGAATAGTACATCAACTTCATTGCGAGAGCAATAGTCCTCTATTTCCTGTATAGATGTTCCTACACAGTCCATGAAAGATATGTAGGGTAGAATAGTTTCTTGATATTCTTCTATAAACCCGTCCTTATCTTGTAGTACCTCTAGTCGTGAACGCTCTGTAATAGACTTAGCGACACGCATTCTAGTCTTCTTCACAGGTTCTTCGTTGCCCCAGTATGCTACATGATGTTTGTTCTTTACATACCAACCGGATAACCACGCAGAGAAACTGGTCTTACCTATTTCTGGTCTGGCAAATATTACACCAAGGTTTTGTCGGTCAATACCCGGAACGTAATCTCTAATCTGTGTAGGAAACACAAACTCAGGGTCACGCTCAAACTCCTCAAGACTGTCAGCTATACTGTCTTTGAGAACTGTGTAGGTCTTTGACCCCTTGACTTCGTTGTTCTTTAGTTCTTCTACACTACCGAGAAGAGAATAAG